ATGAATAATGTAATCGGACAATCGTTTCCTAACTATGTTAGACAACAGTTAAAAGCGAGAGAAAATACCTTAAGTCAACTAAATAGAATAAACAGTGGAGATAACTTCACTGACTATCAAGATTTAATGTACTTGTCTAACAAGACAGGATGGGTAACATTACGCTCTAGTGTTCAATTAGAAAAAGATAAGGATCTATATAACTATTTTGCTAGTAAAGCACCATTTAGTAATTCAACAGAAAAAGATTTATCTAAGTATTATATTTTAAATGGTGGTATTTCTTATAGTAATTCTTCTGCTAACCCAAACGGTAAATCAAATTTACGTTCTGGTTTCTTAGATTCAAAAGGTAACTCATTTGAGGGTTCTTATGGTATGGGTGGTCTTGATGAACAAGGTTTTAGACCTATGCCTGGTATTCAATCAATGAATTTAGTATTCAAAACTGAAAACGGTGCTTTAAGAGAAGCAACTATTCGAGTTAAGGTATTTAACTTATTCCAACTTGAAGTAATTGATACTTTATATATGAAATTAGGTATGTCTGCTGTTTTAGAATGGGGACATACACCATACTTAAAAAATGATGGTTCATTAGAAACCAAAACCTCTATCATACCGTTTTATGATATTAAGAGTAAAGAGGGTATATTAAAGGCTATGGCTAAACAACGTGAAGTATCATGTGGTAATTATGATGGTTTGTTTGGTAAAATATCTAACTTTGATTGGACAGCCAACTCAGATGGAACATATGATTGTACTATTAAATTATTAGGTTTAGGTGATGTTATTGAATCATTAAAAATAAATGTTACCAATGGTAAAACTACAAGTACATTAATACCATTTTTAACAGATGCCAACGCCGCTATAACTCCAGGGCAAGGAATTGAATTTAAAAAAGTTGAACTTAATCCTAATCAAATATCATCTTTATATACTGAAGCTATAGATACTTACAAGCAAAGTTCTATTAAAGATTTTCCAGGCAATCCTAAAAGTATAAAAGTATACCAAACAACAAATACTCCAATCATAACACAGACTTTATTTAGTGCTGGAATATTAAGTAGATACTTTGATAAAGGACCTATAGCTAAAACATCAGGCGGTTTAGATGTTGTATATGGAGCTAAAGGATTCAATGCTGATTTAATGGCGGGAAGGGTAGAAGCAGATAAAGTACCTACTGTGTCAAGTACAATATTTAAACGAGTAACAGTACCATACTTAGTGAATGTAAGTGAAATTACAGCTCAAGGTGATGCTTCTCCAAGTGATACTAATACAATTTCTACTTATCTTACTTTAGGTCATTTATTAGCTTTATTAGTTAATAATTCTATGTTATATGAAGGAAAAAGTGGAGAACAAAAACCATATATATCAATTGATTTTAATCCTGAAACTAATTTTTGTTTCACTACTCCATATCAAGTATCAATAAATCCATTAGTATGTCTTATACCATATGAGCCTGGTAATTTTGACACTACTAAGGAAGAATTAATTAAAAATGTACCTGGAGACTTTATAACAAAAGAAAATAATAAATTATCTGATCACCTTATTAGTAAGGGTTTAGGATTTAAAACACCAAGTAATGCTAATAAAGGATATTTAATGAAAATATTAGTTCATGTTGATTATGCTACAGAACTTTTTAATTCATTTATTAACGATAAAAATAGTGAAGTACCTTTATTACCATATCTAGAAAATCTATTATCAGGTATAAGTGAGGCTTTAGGTCGTGTTAACCTATTTAGAGTAGGTTTTGATGATGAGGCTAATGTTATTAGAATATATGATGATCAACTAATACCAGGAGAAAAACAAGATGATCCAACAGTATTAAATTTATTTGGCACCAAATCATTATATCGAGATTATTCATTCCAATCCAAAATATCTAATAATATAACCACCACAATTGCTATATCTAATAGTACTAGTGGAGAAGGATCAGGTATTGATGGTACTGGCTTCTCTAAAATAGCTAAAGATAGAGGAGCATATGATAGAATATTAAAAGAAGAAGGTGTTGGTAACTATAAAGTAGAATCCACTCCTGAGAATGACGCTCCAAAATTAGATTCTATACGAGAACATATATATCAAATATATGCTAAAGATACTATTAGTAAAGCTAATGTTGACTCAGTTAAAATTGTGTATAATGACCGTTGTAACAAATTAAAAGCAAATAATAAAGTAACTAGAGGATTACCTATTATACCTGTTGACTTTAATGTTAATATGGAGGGAGTTAGTGGTATATCTAAACTACAAGTATTTACTATACCAGATGCTTTATTACCTAGAGCTTATAGTGTAGGAGTAAAAGATTCAGGCCAGTATAAGGTTGCTTTTGTAGTTTATGGGTTAGAACATAGTATTGAAAATAACACCTGGACTACTAAAATTAGAGCTGGTATGATTAATTCTACTCAAACTAAATAACATGCAAGAGTATTATCCCAAATCTAGAATTGTTCAGAATCAATACACCAACGGTGGTGAATTTGTATTGACTGAAACTAAAGAGGATTATATTGGTAGTTATTGGATTACTTTTGAAGAAGAATACTTTACTGGTATTAACCAGTATGATTTAAATGTTAGACCCTTAACATTAAAGAAAAACCCACCTAAGACATTAGTAAGTTCATCACTAAATGATGAATATAGAAAAATAATAGCAAACACCACATCACCTGAAGTAGCAGCTTTAAATGCTACTCAAGTACCTGAATTATTTTTCCCAACACCATCACCCACTGATTATCAAGTAGGATCATTTATTAGATACTTTACTAAAAAACGAAATGGTGGTTCTGAAAGTATAATAGAAATATCTAAAACTACTTATGAAGACATAACTAACCAATCTTCATCTTATAATTTCTACTTATGGGAAACCATAACAATATATTGGGCTATATCAGGACCATTATTTGATGTTAAAGATCCTAACACAGAAATTACAACACCAGGTATTGTAAACACTAACGCTAGAATATTAGATAAAGCCAATAAAGAATTTAGAGGCCTTAGAGCATACTTACAAGATTTAGCCCAATACGCTATACCAACAGATTTTTTGGTTAATTAAGATATTCTCACTATCTTTATTGAAATAAAGGTTATATGCATTTCTTAGTTGAGACACAAGAACAGTTAGATGTTCTATCTAACCGCGATGAGGACTGTTACATTAATTTAGTCACACTAAATCCTTTATACCATCCTGCATTAACTTCACCTTGTTTTATTTATTACAGACGTAAAGATACTAAGGGTTTTATATTACCCATTAGTCATAGTGAGACATTCAATTTAAAACTAGATGATATTATTTTATTTTTAAGCAAACATAAAAACATATATGTCTATGATAAAAAGTTTCACAAGTATTTTTTACCATCTAATCTCAATCTTATTGACATTGGGTTTATTAGGGGTGCTATTGATAACAGTATTTTTGATTTTAGTGTATGTAGCACTAATGTTCATGATAATTTTGCTGATCAACATTCCTCCCTTGATATACTTAGCACTATTATTCCTATATCTAAGCATTACGAGAAACAAGAGAAAACATTTAACAATGTCTCTAGCTATCTCTGGATGGATAAAGTCAATTTCTACAATGATGAGTTCACTGACGCGTTCTATCAAATCGAAAAAGCAGGATTAGGTATTATATTACATGATATGCACAAAAATGTCGAGTTATCTAACGTTAAACACTCAGTTAACGGCGGTACTATATATACCCGATACAATTTATATAACACAACTAGCCGCCCGTCAAACGCCTTTAATGGCGTAAATTTCGCCGCTTTAACACATGAAGCTAAAAAAGCATTCATACCACAAAACGATATATTTGTTGAGTTTGATTATAGTGCTTATCATCCATGTATCATTGCTAAATTAGTTGGACATAAATTTAAAGGTAATCCATATGATGAGATACCTAAAGAATTAATGTTCCAAAATCTATATGGTGGTATTCGTAAAGAACATCTAGATAAACTGTTTTTTGCCAAAGTAAATGAGTACATAACTAAGTTATGGGAAGAATACAATGAGAAACAATACATAACACTTGCTACAGGAAGACAAGTACATAACATAGACAACCCGACACCTAACAAATTATTTAATTATATTATCCAGAGCTGGGAAACATATAATAATACGCTAACAATCGCTAAATTACACACATATTTGGCGCATAAAGCCACTAAACTTGCGTTATACACATATGATGCGTTCCTATTCGATGTATCTAAGGCCGACGGGGTTAAATGTGTTAAAGACATAAAAAACATATTAGAAAACAACGAATACATGGTTCGCGCTAAACGGGGCACGGACTATGCTTTTACAAAATAGTACACATATTTATGGTAGACTTAGAAACAATAAATTTTACGGACTTGGCTAATAAGCTTTTCTGCACATTCACTAAACGCGAGGATTTAGAAACTACCACTAACACAATTAGAGGTTACTACTCCATCATGTATAATAAGATCTTTATCCTTGAATCAAAGGATAGTGATGAACTTATATGCACATACAATGTGGATTTAGTGAATATGAATACAGCTATTATTCCCAATACTATATTGTTACATCGCAAGAAAGAGTCAAATACATTATATACCATTAACGCTCTGAATACTTTAATTAGAGAATTAAACAACGGTATCGCCGATCCCAATTACAAAATTACATGGGAAGATTACAGAAACACAATATTACTTACTCAGGAAACTGGGTTGCGTAAACTAGAAACCAAAATTAATAACATCATTTATTTGTCATAGTCATGATCAAGTTAATGGATTTACTTAATGAATACAAAATTAATAGTCCTTATAAAGCTAAGGTTATTGAATATGGTGATGATGTGATGGATGAAATTGAAAAACTAGGAATATATGATTTTGGTGAAGGATTATTAGGTTCAACCGGATATGGAGTTAATTATTATTATTATTATAATGGATTTAATGCTATAGAAGGTGCTATCATAAATGGTGAACAGATAAAGTGGATTGGCCCTTTTAATCAAGTAAAAAAGAATTTAATGTCTACTACTTTAGATAAAGATAAATGGGATGAGGAAGAAAATAATCCAAACACAATAAATGAATTCTTTAATAAATACAAAGGAATATACGTAGTACACTCAGACTTTGATGATACAAATTGTGGTAGAATAGATGTAAACCCATCAAATCAAACAATCACAATATATGCTGCTCCAGATAATTCAGAAGGAGAATCACTAATCCAATTTAGTAATGACGGATCAGAATTAACAGCAGTACCAAATCTTGCAGATTATACAATATAGGTTTGGCCTTCCAAGATCATTTACTTAATTTCAGTTATATAAAAACAGTTATAAAATGGACTTAAATGCTATCCGCAACCGATTACAATCGTTGCAAAACAAGAAAGGTGGCGCTTCTAAGGAAGATCGCTCCAAAACATTCTGGAAGCCAGCAGTTGGCAAACAAGTGATTCGAATCGTTCCATCTAGATTCAACAAACAAAATCCGTTTAGAGAAGTAATGTTTCATTATGGTGTTGGAAACAAAACCATGCTAGCATTAACTAACTTTAACGAGAAAGATCCAATCGTTGAATTCGCAGCTCAGTTAAAGAAAACAAGCGACAAAGAAAACTGGACTTTGGCTAAGAAAATTAGTCCAAAGATGAGAATTTTTGCTCCTGTTATCGTGAGAGGTGAAGAAGACAAAGGTGTTCGTTTGTGGGAATTTGGTAGAGAAATGTATCTCGAGTTATTAGGTATCGCTGAAGATGAAGATATCGGAGACTACACAGATGTAATGGATGGTCGTGATATGACTATCGACACTGTAGGTCCTGATGTTACAGGTACTAAGTACAATAAGTCTTCAGTTCGTATTAAACCTAAAACGTCAGCATTATCAGACGATAATGAGCAAATCAAAGCTTGGATTAGTGAACAACCAGACGTACTTACTCATTATAAGAAGTACGAGTTCGAAGAAATGAAAACGATTTTAATGGAATGGTTAGAACCATCCGCTGAAACAGAAGAAGCTGCTGAAGCTGATCCTACACCAGCGGTAGTAGAAGCTATCGTTCCTAAGAAAAAGGGCTTCGATGAAGAAGAGTTCGACAGTTTATTTAACGACTAATCAACAATTTAATGGCAAACGCAAAAAAGAGTTTAAACGCTAGTGTTTCACAAGCGATTAAGGGAACATTTGACCTTGATAGATTCAAGCAAGCAAAATACCTAGATCAACCTGTGAAATTTAAACCACAACGTTGGATTCCACTTTCGAAAGCCTTTCAAGATACTCTGTCTATACCTGGGATACCGGTTGGCCACATAACTTTGTTACGTGGTCACTCGGATACCGGTAAAACAACAGCTATGCTTGAAGCTGCAGTCGCTGCTCAAAAAATGGGTGTATTACCTGTTTTTATTATTACAGAGATGAAGTGGAGTTGGGAACACGCCCAACAAATGGGTTTTGAAATCGAGCCTATAGTTAATGAAACTACAGGTGAAGTTACAGATTATAAAGGTTTCTTTATCTATACAGATAGAGGACAACTAAATACAGTAGAAGATGTAGCGGCTTTCATTGCTGATATGTTAGATGAACAATCTAAAGGTAATTTACCTTATGATTTATGTTTCTTCTGGGATTCAGTAGGTAGTATTCCATGTCGTTTGAGTATTGAATCAAACAAAAACAATAATGAGTGGAATGCAGGTGCTATGTCTCAACAATTTGGTAACTTTATTAACCAAAAAATAGTATTATCACGTAAGGAAACTTATCAATATACTAATACATTAGTAGCAGTTAATAAAGTATGGGTTGACAAACCAGGATCACCTATGGAACAACCTAAGATGAAGAATAAAGGTGGAAACACTATGTTCTTTGACTCATCACTTGTTATTACCTTTGGTAACATCACAAATCCAGGTACTAATAAGATTAAAGCTA